CGCAAATCCGACCACTTCAAACGACGATAGCCGAGCGAAGAAACAACCTTCTGCAATTGCTCAAGACTTGCGCCCTCCTGTGGGTTTAGAAGCGTGATGATGTCGGTTGCACCAAACCTTTCCTTAAGCATTCCGTTGCGCCATTGAAGCATTTCAGAATGAACGCCCTCGCCTCGGTAATCCTCACCAACCCAAGTGTTGCCGACCAAATAGACGCATTCTGCAATCTCAGTCGCCGTGGTGTATGCTTGAAGGTGGTTATGACAACTCACATCAAGAAACTTACAAAAATACATGGCTCGGTTCATCGTCTTGGGATAGCCCTTCTCACTCGCCTGCTTGAATGACCACGGCCATTCTTCCACATAGTCAAGCATCAATTCTTGCTGGTGCGGGTGAAAAATCTGCGTGAGCGGTTTGTTTCCCATAAAGAGAACACAATTCTATGTTGATATAAACCCAACGGTCAAAGTCCTGTTTGCCCACGCCGACGAGTCGGGATGCCGTGAACATTCAGCCATCGGTTAATTGTCATGGGGGAAACGGCGCATTGTTCAGCGATACTTGCCATAGAGCGACGGTTCTCTTCGTATTCTTTGCGCAACCATGCTTCGTCGGTGTAATGCGCTTGCTTCTTCGCAGGGGAAAAGGTGATTTCGACCAAAATATCGCCACCACAATAAGGGCATTCGGCGGTATGGTTCTCATCGGTGGGTATGTTCAATTCTTCTGCGCAGATAGGGCAATTTGTTTTCATTTATTTCAGTCTCCTGTATTTTGTTCCGGGTGTTCTTTTGTCCTCAACGCGACGAATCGGAACAGGGATTGCTTCGACAAGCCCCCAAGATGCCGTATATTTCAGGATATTCGCCACACTATTGACTCCTATTCTGCCGTTCACTCGAAGGTATTTTCTGTTGATGATGTCGCATAATTGTTGCGCATAAAATTCTTGACCAATTTCATAATCATAGATGATTCCAGCGACGACTGCTATTTTCCTGTTCATTTTGCGTGGGGAAAGACATTCTCCCATGAAAGACAATACTTCGCAGATGTTCTCTTTGTTGAGATTGCACACACTTGCGTTCATACTGTGAACAAACCGTGCGTCGTGTTGCATCTCCGACAAATCAACCATTCTTGGCCTCCCGTTGAAACACTACTGCTTCGTTTGTGCGCAGAACAACGGCAACGCCAGCGTCATACGCCGAGAAGTCAAAGAAAATCAAGTCGCAGTCCACCGAAGAGGTATGCGCAAGAATGTTTTCAAAGCCGCCACCAATGACGGTCGTTATTGCTTCGTTCCTTCTTATGTCTGTGTCAAGAACAGTGCGTGTAGCACCCTTCATTTCACCTCCGACAATCACTTCAAGAGTCCTGTCGGTATTCAAGGTTAGTCGGGTCGCTTCAATCATCTGTCCGTTGATTGAACCACTGCGCATAGCGTCGAGCAAGTCCTTCCTGTTCACGGTTGCGACCACCCCATCAATAGAAGCGCCGCCTTGCATCGTGTATTGATTCAATTCAATGTCGCAAAGGGACTTCGTGAATCGTGCGTCGGAATCGGCAGACCATTCTCCAACCGTCTTATTGGTGTGCGGGAAAGCCTTTGCTCTCCCGTCGCTTGAAAGTGTCGTGCGCTTGCTTCCCGACTTGAGCGTGATTTTGTTATCGGCGTAGTGAATGTCAATGTCCGACCCGTGCGCAGAAAGTGCGCCGATGAGCAGGTCAATATCAGCAACGGTGATGTTCTCAAGGGCAGGTTCGTCGTCGGTCGTTGGGACGATGAATCGACCAATGCTTGAAACGCCATCACGCACGATTGAAACCGTGCATAGATAGTCGCCAACGGCCTGAATAACCGTCGAGGAAACCTGCGACAATTTCTTCCCACCGACAACGGCTTCCCGCTTCGTCATTTTCAACAAGGCCAACAAGTCAGACTTCTTCATCTTCACCATGTTCTTCACCAACCACTGTTGTCAATATAAACCTGTCGCCCTGCAAACGAAGCATCTTCTCAAGCGTTTTTGCGCACTGTTTGCATTCCCGTCCGACTTCGCTTTCGGGGATGCGTTGGTGTGCGCCGATTGAGGGGAAGCCACGGCACAGAACATAGGACAAACGCCCGTTCTGCGCACATTCGACTGCGTAGTGCGCACGCTCACTGCGATTGCTCGCGAGAACGACCCGCTTAACGACCTTCCGATTTTGCATTTCACCACTTCAAGAAAGGCAGTCCCGTCCAATTCACTTCTCCATCCTTGACGGACAGAACATCGTGCGTCGTGCCGAGGTGTTCTTGATTGAAACCCTTCATCTCTTCGATAGAGCAACGGATAACCCATTCGTTGTCCGAGAGTGTTTTATCGGATTTCACACCTGCGGCGATGTCGCCCTTCTTGGTGTATCGGGTGAGCCACAATTGCTGACTGAACAGGCGCATAGTGCCTTTTTCCCATTCAGGGACTTCGCCAACCTTCATCAAGCCCTTTTGCCCGTTGCCGATGTCTGCGAATTGCTTGACATCTTTCAGGTGGAAGGTGAAGAATACTGCGTCGGCAGGCAACTGATGCGCACGATTGATGACATCACGGAACAATTGGTTGCGAATGCGCCATTCGGCCTGATTGAATTTGTCGCCGTCCTCGACATTGACAGGATTCTTACTTCGGTTCATCAACACATCGGTCATGGCGTGTTCGCACCACTTGAGGAAAGTTGAGCAACCGTCCATAATGACTGCGCCAACCTCACCATCACGGCACTTTTGCGCAACGAGACTGATGAAGTGATTCATTTTGTCAATCAGCGCAGTGTAGTCGGTGCTGTTATCGTCGTTGAAAATGGTGTCGTCCAATTCGTCATAGAGAGGGATGATGTGAATGTTCTCATCATCTGCGTAATTGGCGGCAACGGTCTGCACTGCGGAGTTATCCACATCGAGAATGATGATGGACTTTTCTGCGCCAATGTGCTGACGGGCAATAGAGATTGCCGTTCCAGTCTTGGCTGTATTCTCCTTGCCGACGAGAGCCATGCGGATTGACTGCGTGCGAGAGCGTTTGCGCTCAAACAATTCGGCGTAGTGAGCCTTGAGGTCTCTCTTCGGCGGTTTGTCAATCTGCGCATTGTCTTGCGCAGAATTGGCCTTCGACTTTGCGTTTGCCCATGCGTTTGCCATGTTCACCAACCGCCTTCTTCTGCGCCTTCTTCAAGCACGACTTCTTCAACAGCGACGGCTTCAATGGCCTCCATGACCCACCATCCGTTCACGCCGAGGCGTGGAAGGTCGGTTGATTTGTCAATCCATGCGCCACCAACGGCAAGCACGATTGAACCAACGGAGAAGTCCACCTTTTCGTCCTCTTCACGGGAAACCCACAAATCCATAGGAGGAATCGGGGAAGTGATGTCAAGGTCTGCGAGGGTGATGATGTAGCCGCCGCCTTCACGGGGGTCAATGTGCGCAACCTCAAGAGGCACTGCGCACTGCGCATCCCACTTCTCTTTGTCCGAGAGAGAGCCGAGCCATGTTTCAAGGTCGCCCATGCCAGTGAGCAAAGCAACATCGGTAAATTCTGCGAGCAAACCCTTGCCGTCAGAGTCGAGCGGAGGCGCAGGGAAAATGTTCACCACTTCCGAGTCTGCCGTGAAAACGGAAACGCCCGACTTTGCGTATGCGGCATCTCCGTTGCGTCCCAATTTTGCAGGGATGCGTCCGGGGATGAAGGTCGGGTGTTGAACCTCGGCATCAGCGCCCGTGAAACGGATGCGGATTGTGCGCAGGTTTTTGTTGTCCTTCGAGCGACCCAAAAAGACGCAATCACGCATTGGTTCGGACTGCGCTTTGTAGCGACCGTAGCGGAAGTTAGCGCCGCCCGAAGGCCAAGTGGGTGCGGATTTGTCGGCAATCAAAACGAAGTGTCCCGTGCCGTCGCCCAAGTCCATAGCCGCTTTCGGCAGGTCGGTCATGTGCTTCTCATCTGAAACCACTTCAAAGGGCCGCTTGTTCTCAAGAGAGGAATTGTGAATGTAGCGATAGCCGCCGTTCACATCGTCGTTCAAGAACAGTGCGCATACGCCCTGCGCAACCATCGCAGTGCGTGCTTCTTCGTCAAGGCCAAGAAGGGTGTTCTTCATGTTGGCGTATTGCCGTGCGCTGATGTCCTTCGTGCGAGGCACGCTGATGAACATTCCTTCAAGGTTCTCGCAACCGCTTCGTGCGAGTCGCTGTGCAACCACACGCAATTCAGCCGCCGCCATGCGCAAAGCCTTCATCTCAATGTCGTTCTGCTCAAGACCCATCGCCTTGAAATTGGCTTCGTTTGCCGCCAGCACTTCTTCGTGTTTTGCCTGTAATTGAGGCACTTCACACCCGACATTCTTTGCGACTCGTTCCATAATTTTGTTATCAACCATTGTTTCACTTCCGTTGTATTTTGTCCTACGCTTGATGTTCATATAAACCCAACGGCGAGCATTCGGGCGTAGTCCCATCGGACTATGCTTTCGTCCACGCCGTTCACCAAATCCCGTTCACTGATGATGGATGCCTCGACGACACGCTGAATCATGGCTGGCTTTGCTTCGCTTTCAACGGCGAAGTCAAACACCTCACGCACGATACGGCGCATATTCTGCACACCCGTCATTTTCACGGCCTCGGCAACCGCCTTCTCCTTCGTTGTCAAAGTCAAAAAGCGGCGAGCATTGAAACCCTCGTTCAAGCGCAAAAGAAAACGCTCGGCTTCCGAGGGGTCAAGGCAGGAATAGGATTGAAGCGCACCGAGAGCGTTGCGCAGGTCGCCACGGTGGGCTATGGCGATAGTGGATAAATCAACACGGTTTGCGGCGACTCCCTCCGCTTCTGCGACTTGTCCAAGTCGGTTCACCATGTCGTCTTGACTGTGCGCAGAAAATGTGCGCACTTGACAACGGGACTGCAACCACGGCGAAACCTTGCTCAAGTCGTTGCAGGTGAGAATGAAATAGCAGGTGGCGTTCTCAATAACGCCTTTGAGCGCATCCTGTGCTTGGATAGTGAGGCGGTCTGCTTCGTCAAGGAGAATGATGATTTCATCGTTGCCGCAATTGGCGAGAAAAACAATGTCCTCTTCAATAAACTCTATTCCCCGTGTGCGCTTCGACGACGCATTGAATGTGTGCATGGTGTAGTCTCGCGACTGCGCAATAATGTTTGCGAGAGTCGTCTTTCCCGTGCCTGCTTCGGGGGAATAGAAAATGAAGTGTTGCATCGGCGCACCACCTTCGCAGATGGCTCGCATTTCATCAATGATATGCTCTTGTCCCATGAAGTCGCCAAGCGTTTGCGGCCTGTGCTTTTCCCACCAAATCAATATAATTCCCTCCCAGTTTCAAAGTCTCTCCATGTGAACATTTTCATTGAGCAGGCTCGACATAGGTATCGGGAACCGAAGTCGTGGCCGAGCAATTCAACTTGCACCGTAGCGACAATCTTCCGGCGGTTTTTGCACGACATACAAACGCCAATGTTCCGAGTCATTCTTCTTCACCCCAAAGCAATTCTTCAATGAATCTGCGCAGACCCTTAAAGACACCCGCAGGGCTTAACCCATTGGTTTGCATAGCCAAGCATCGGTGTGCATACTCCTTCTCAACGGCGCTACGACGAATCATGGCGGTTTCAGAATAGTGCGCAAGGCGTTCCTCGCTTGCACCACGCTTGATGAGCGTTTCACGGTCTGCGCTCAAACGAATGATAATGCCGCCACTCTCAAGAATCCAGCGAGCCTCGTTCTCATGGCGCACATCGTCCATGATGATTAAATGTTCGTAAGATGTCGGGGCGTTTCCGACCTCACACGCCACCTTGTTCACCCAATAATCACGCCCGTTGAGTCGTCGCCTCCCTTCACCGATAACTTGGAGGATAGGACGGCACAATTCTTTGTCTGCCGCCTCGACAGCATCCCATTGTTGGCGGTTGTAATTGGTATCTCCGAAGAAGATTTCTGCGCATTCTGCTCGCAGTGATTCAGCGAAAGAACGGATGAAGCAACCGTGTTCAAATTCACCGCCCATCTGTTCTTTGATTTCCCGTGCGAGACTGCTCTTGCCCGTGCGCATTTGTCCGAGGATGCCGATAATCATAGGTTCCCCTCCATTCTCACATCAACGCACTTCATGCCCGTTAAGCATAGGGTGCATCCGACAGCGCCGTGCGAATGACAATAGCAAACGCACCGTGAACCGTAAAGACAGGCCGGTGGTTGCGATGTGCGCATAGCACTTGTTTTCTTGAAAGCCATTCAGTCCCTCTCCCAACGCATTCTGCGCATTTCAGCGACGAGGAAAGCGATTTCCTCTTGACAGTCCCTGCAACACAAATGCAAATCGTCACTGCTTTCGCAGTCCTTGCCCTGCTCGCAGATGAGACATTCAGTGCCGTCATTCATTTTACTCAAGACTTCACCCCCACTGCAAACGGGATTTGGCTTGCGCACATGACGCAGGTGATAATCAGTTGGTTGCCTGAATCTCGCCTCTTGAAGCACACATTGAATTGCATACCGCCACACGAAGGACATGGGATTGTTTTCATCATTCTTCCTCCTTTGTGAAGTCAGGTTCACGGGCGAATCCGAGCATAGCCCAAAATGCACGACCAAGCATACTCATTGAACATCACCCCACTTGGCTTCGTGCGTGCAACGAGAACAGGCACGCTCTTGGCGCACAACGACAATGTTCTCATCACAAAGAGGGCAGAGCGTCAAACCACGCTGGCGCAGTCCGATTTTAGCGAGGATGATACCGATGCGACGAATCAAAACAACACACCTCGCTCGACTTGTTTTTTGGTGATACCTGCCACCTTCGCCGCCGAGAAGCCACTTGGAAAGCATTCGGGACAAGTCTTGAGAGCCATAGCCTGCGCATCCGTCATGTTCGGGTGGCTTTGCTTCGGTGCGCCGCACGCATAGGTGGGGTTTGAGAAGTTATAGAGCAACGCCGATTTGTGGAGTAGTGGTTTCGCCATGAAACGACTTAAGCGAGTTGTCCTCTTAAACCCCACGGCGAGAACACGGGAGGCATATAATCCATCCCTCTTTCATCAGTCGCATTTGCTTGCACTGCTCGCACCGCACGCTCTTTGCCTTATCGCCGTTGCTCATGCTTGAATAGGGCCGGGTGTAGCGCAAATCTTCTTCCTCCCGAATCAAGTCCCTATCAATGTCGAACACCATGTTGCGCACGACGCTTCCATTGGATAACTCAACCTTCTCATGGCCGCACGAAACAATCTGCGCATTCTTGCTCACGATGGCGGCAAGACTGGATTCGGAAGGGACTTCACGGAACATTCCCATTTCGTGCAGTCGCTCGGCCACCGAAGCACGGGTCATTTTGCCTTCGTGAAAAAGAATCTCGGCAACCTTTCTGCGCAACTTTCCATTGTTGCGTGCCATTGGTTGTTGTGCGCATAGCAGGGTATTTCAATTGTCGCCCATCGCGGCCCACACCTGCGGGGGCATTTCATCTTGGCGCAGAAAGACCGTAGTGCCTTCTTGAGAAGGGGGGTTGAACATCAAGAGGCGCAGAAAAATGACGATGTGGAAGAAACACATCTGATAGCAGAACAATTCATAGAGGTTCAAAGCCAACCATCCTCTTTCTTCTGCACACGCTTCTTCACGCCCTTCGGCAGTGCCTCCTTTGCGTTTATGCGCACATCGTTTGCGGTATCGTTGTCGCTTCGGACAATCTGTTCCCAATAAATGTCAGTATCACGAACACCGAAGGGCAATTCGTTTTCGTCTGTGTTCTTCTTCTTCGGCCACGCCATGCGGGGAACGGGTTTGTGCGCATAAGCAATCATAGCCTGCTGAAACACCTCGGGCGTGTGCGTGAAGGCGTGAGCGAGTCTGCGCCAAAGGCGAATGTCTTTGTTGTTCTCTCGAAGGAAGGCCAGCATCAACGGAACGGGAACGGTTGCGCATTCAGTGAAGGCGAGCCTCCTGTTGCGCACACGCATTGTTGTTTCAATCGCCCGTTTGTGGTCGTTCTTCTTGAACACACCATCAATGATAACTGCGTCGTTTTTCTTAATGCTCGGCGGTTGCTCGCACACCCAAACCATGCGGTATGCGATATGGGGCAACCATGCGAGGCATTCCTTCGCAGTCGGTTTGCGCTTATGCACAATGACTGTCAAGCCCTCGACATTCGGCGCACAAAGAACCGATGAACCTTCAACATATTCACCGACTCGGTATTTTTGCGCATCATGCGTGAAAATGAGAACACCCATCGTCCCATTCCCCCTGAACGCGACTGTATTCCTTAATGCCGTTGCGCTTTCGCTCAAGCAGTGCGCCACGGCCAGCGAGAACCTTCAACGCTTTCGCCACCGCATAAACATTCATGCTCATGTGGGATTGAGGAAGTGCTTCGGTTGCTTTGGGGAGAATGGAGTCTGCGCAAAACCATTCATGCTCGTCAAATCCAGCGACGGCCTTCTCAACGGCGGTTTTACGGTATGCTTTGCCCATTCAATCCATCCTCCGCAAACAAAGCAGTGCATAACCTGCGCTGATGTAGCCCATCACAAAGAATAGTGCGTCGGAAGGTGTGCCTTCAAAGACCATCATGTGTGTAGTCGGGTCGGGAGTTAGCCGGTTCTCAAAGTCCATTTCCCATCTCATTGTGAATCCTCCTTGCACCCGTTGATGTAGTGGGAAACGGTTTCGACTCGCTCGGAGTCAAGACTCCAAAGGAAGTGCAGAGGATTATGCCTGAACAAATCCCATTTGCCCATAAGGTATGTGTTTTCCGAATCGGGAAAGAGAAGGTCGGCAAAGTCCATCAAGTTAAGTCGCTCAAGGTATTTCAAATCATCAAGTGTTTGGAGCAGGGTCATGCGACCACCTCCCAATCCCCGATATAGAGAACGATGTTCTGATTCTCATGCGTGAAGGCACGAATATACCCACGGCCAATGACTTCATCGGTTGGTTCAAAGCGCAGGGTTGCGCCCTCAAGCAAATGCTCGACATAATTCGGCGTGTTGTCCTCATCGCAGAATACAACACTCGTCATATTTGCCTTCACAGTCCATCGTTTAACAGTCATAGGGGGTTTCCTCCTTGTGCATTGACATAAACGGGTCGTTCATATAAACCCAACGGTGAAACCGCTTAAACTGATGCTCGGAAAGACCCCACATTCGGCGCACCACGATGCCTTGAACCTGATAGCGACCACTGAACCAGCGCAAACCCTCCACCGTATCAATCGTCGCAATCAGTCCATCGTCAAACATGCGACGAGCCATGCCGGGAAATTCGGTTTCGGGAATAGGTCGAGCAATCAATTGGTTGAAGTGCGCACGCCACTGCACAGGCTCGCCTGCGCTCATTCAATGTCCTCCCAATCTGCTTCAATGATTGTCGTTGGTGCTTTGAGCGCAGAAAGACGCATCTCGACTTGACCGAGAAGGCGTGGTTCGTTGCGCAGAACATCAACAAGGATGCCCATAACCGCATTCACATTCTGTTGCGCAAGGAGAATCTGCGAATCAACACCGATTTCCTTCTTGAGCGTGCCTATCAATTTAATGTTCGTGTTGGCCTGCGCAACGAGCCGTGTCGCCGTGCCGAGCCATTCTGCGTCAATACCGCTAATGTCCTTCTCGCTCTCCCATTCGTCAAGCCAACGCTGGATTCGTGCGAACACATCATTTGCCATGTCAAGCGTCGTGATAGCCTCGCTTCGTGCGTGTTCAACGGCTTGAGCCTCTTCGGGGTCATAGTCCATGTGGTCGCTCATGTGTTCCTCAACAATGCCTGCCTCCCAATTGTGCTTTGCTTCAAGGTATGCGGGGCTAATGTTGCCGCAGTGGATTTGAACCTCCAAGTCTTTGCGTCCTCGGTGATTACACATAGGGCATTCGGGGGATTCCAAGACCCAACGCAAGACCTCAACGGTTTTCGGGTCGTCCTCCTGTTGGAGTCGTTGTTCAATCAACCACTTACTTTTCAATACATCACCCCCCAAGCGTGCGCTTTGTATGCCTGTCCGTTCCGACCATAAGAGATGCCTTCCATATCAAAGCAGTGAAAGCGGCCATCACGGGACAATTTTTGCGCCGCACTGTTCACATTCGGAGGAATGGTTCGTTTCATGCGCTCGCCATTGACTTTATACCCGATGTTCTCAAGCAACCACTGCGCAGTCTGCACATCGCCTGTATCTCGGAGGTATTGGTAGCATTTGTCAAGCCAGCGTTTGTATCGGTATCGTCTTTTTGGGTTGGGCATTATTCATCACCTCGCTTGCGCAGACGGAAGCAGGTTGTGCGCCCATCATAGTCAATTCGCTCAAAGCGTTTATCTCTCGTCAGTCGGCACTTTGCGCCTTTGCGCTCAGGGAGTTGGCGACTGTTCATGCGTGTCCCTTTCACCGTCGTCAAGCCGTTAAGAATATCGCTAATTTCGGCTTCGCCTTTCTTTTCGAGATAGCGAACACACGCGTTCAAAAAACGGTCATGCTTCACCATGTTCACACCTCATCAAATCCGAACCTGCACATAACGCCCTTGCGTCCTCGACCGTCCTTCTTCGGAATGTATTCTTTGAACCACGGCTGATTGAGCAAGTAGTCCTCCATCCATCGCTTCGCTGATTGATAGTCGTTGTTGGTCACCAAACGGGCTATGTCTTTGAGCAACGATGAGCGCGGCACATCTTTCTCCCAAAAGGTCGTGCGAATCAAGCGTATGTCCTCGTCCATAACATTTCTGCGCATTTTGAGCGAGGATTCAAGGATTGAGCGCAGTCGGTCGTCCAAATTAACCATGAGCAATTCGCCCATCCATTCCCCGTTCATCACAGCATAACCGATAGCGAGCCGCCGGAACAGGTCGCTCTCAAAAGAGCGCACTGACTCTTGAAGCGTCCATTCTTCAAAGTCCTCGCCAAAGACAACGCCCTTTGGCCGATTGCCCATGACCTTCTTCTGCCGGTCAATGAACCAATGGCGCAGTGCGATTGCTTCCTCGGCTAATTCAACCCGTTCTTCGGGGGATAGACTGGCCTGCGCATTCTGCGCCTTTTTGTAAAGCAATTCCTTTTCAGGACTCATCTCAATGTCAATGATGAAGAAGCGTCGGTCAAGACCGGACTCCAATTCAAAGCGTGCTGGTTGTGTGCCTGCCCACATCGTCAAGCGTGTGTTGTAGCGCACCCATCCACTGCGCATGGCTTTGTTCACACGGCCACTGTCAAGCGAGGTGAGCATTTGATTCTTCATGTCAATGCTATGGTCTTTCTTCCCTGCGTCGGACATGGCGCTAAATTCTTCAAAACACAGGAAGCCGCCGCACAAATCGCGAGCGAGGGGCCGTCCCATGACTTGACCTTCTTCGTTCACCGAGCCGAACATACCGGCCTCGGTGATGCTGTTTGCGCCAATCATAGTGCGAAAGCCAACGCCTTCAAACGCTTCTTTGTTCCATAGCAGACCCGTATTTTCTGCGCAGAACAAATCAATGAGAACATTCTTTCCCGAACCCTTCGCACCACGCATGAGAATGTTAATGCGTGTGTCTGCGAGGCGGGAAGCGGGTGTGTAAATTGGGGTTGAGTCGTGGCGCAGTGGGCATTCCTCAATCACAAACGAGCCTTCGGGCGCAGTCATTGGGTCAAAGTCGCACATTGAGCATTTGTTCACGGCGTTGAACAGGTGTGCGCCAATCGAACAGATGAACACCGGCACTTTGTCCTCCACATCAACCAAGTGATTTTTGTCGCAGAAGGTTTGTAGTCGTGTGAATATGTCCGTCATTGATACATCCCTCCGCTTCCTCGGTCAATCGTCTTTTCATGTGCGCCCATCAATTCCTTGACTCGCTCTATGGCTTCCGATGTAGCGCCATTATAAGAAGCCTCCGCCTGTTCAGCCGTTTCTTCGGGGATTGAGAAGCCGCTCTCCCGTAGCAGGTCGCACATCGTTTTAAAGTCGGCGGGGTCAATCGTGATGTTCTCGCGTGAAGTTGCCGTGGCCGTTTCGCTCGGCATGACGAAAATGCTTGAAGGCTCATCGGACATGAGCGTGAATAAGTGCGCAGGCAACCAGCCCCAAATAGACTGCAACGATTGAGGCGCTTCGTCCGTTCCCATCAGGCGAGCATCCACACGCATAGCGGGGAAGGTCGGTGGGGCTTCGTTAAACAGGCGGTTGAGCGCAAAGGTCGTGAGGATGCCGAAGTGTGCCGCCCATTTGAAATACGCCACTATGTCCCGTGCCGGTGGATAATTGAACAACCATTCGTTGCGTTGCGCACTGTGCGTATGAGATATGACGGGCAGTGCGTTCACGCACACGAACAAAGTCAAGCCCTTTCGGAAGATAGGCCACATCGTCGTTGTTTCATTGAGGGTTCGGTGTGGTTCGACGAGAGCGTGTTTTGAGGTGATGAAGCCCACGGGTTCTTCGCCCATGACTGCGCTTGCGACGAGCAATTGAGGAAGTGATGATGCGCCCTCCGTATTGACGAGAAGCACATGGGTTATCTCGGAGAGAATGCTCTCATCAACATAGAAATCCGTTTCATTGAGAGTCGTTAAGCCCCACGCCATGATAACCCCTACACCCTTCGTCCATATCAACCCTTTCTTTCCGTGCCGTTGAAAGAATTAAGAAAAAATAAACCGAAGCACTGCGGCGCATTAACGGGAATTGTTTTTTCTTTCATAGGATGGCTGAAAAGAAAGAGGCTTTAATTTCAAAATCCCTTTAACACAATAAACAATAAACGGAAATAGTGAGCAGTGCGTCCTTTTTTTCTTTCACAATTCTTTCAGACCAGTTGAAAGAATAGGGTTGTCGAGGTCGTGAAACGCCTGAATCGCCCGTTGCCGCTCTATCATGTCCCGTTCCTTGAAGGTCATGCCCCCGTGCGTGCGGTCGTCGCCAAGAAACGGTTCGGGCGAAAATCCGCTTTCGTGCATATCCGCGATGCGCCGGTCAATTTCAACAATAATTCTGCGAGGTTCATCGCGCTTAACCGTAGCGTGTGGGCGCAGGTCAAGACCACCACCCACTGCGCAGACAACACTTGAAATCAGCGTCGGCTCTTTGAACGAGAAGGACGGCGTATCGGTGAGATTCATGGCGACGACGATGTGCGGATAATCCCCGAACACCAGCGCAGGCGCGAGAACCTGCCCGTTTTTGCCCCTGTAAGGCGCTCTAATGGCCCATGTTGCGCCAAGGTGGGCGGGTGTAGCGGGAGGGGATTTCATGGCCGTGTGAGCGACTACACTGCGCATTTTCAAACCGGCGAACATAGCGTCCGAATTGGGTTCCCTCATGCGCACGGAATCGCAAGAGAAAATGAGGAAGTCAAACGCGCTTTCGCGAAAGAAGGCTTGGAGGTCGTGCGCAAACGGCGGTTCGCCTTCGAGCATGAAGCCGCCCTTCATCCCCTCCTTGAGCGCACTGCGGGGGAGGCCCGGTTGAATCGCGTCAATCAGCGCAAGCACTTCGGACAGCCCATCAACGAGGATTTGATGCTCGCCTGCCTTGAGGACTGCGCACGGCTGAAACATTCGGCGCTTTGCGCCCCTGCGCCAGCCGAAGAACCGCTCGACGGTGATTTGGTCGGTCGGTGCGATTATCCATTCTGCGCAGTGTCTAAACGC